TGTCACGCCACCGCTGCTCTCCCCATATACGACAAGCTCAGACTCCTCACTCTCCAGCAAGGCACCCAACCCCAGAATGTCTCTGGTGTCCGGGGCGTAGATGGGCCGGTAGGAGAGCTTCACCGTCGGGCTGTTAGACACGTCGAACGCCGCCTGGAACCCAGCGGTCACCGAAACCTTCGTGCGTGTGCCGTCATCGTTGAGGCCCACCTCCGAGATGGTGAAGGGGTAGCCCCCGATCTCAAAGATGTGGCCCGGGATGGCAAAGGACGTCAGGTCTCCGGTGAACGTGATGGCCTTCTGGCCCTTGCTGACAGGCTCAAAGGGGAACGTCGCCAGGTCCACGGGGAACATGAAGCCTGCCGGGGCGGTCGTAGCCACGGGAGTTCCGTCCGGGTCCACGATGGTGGTCACGGGGTCCAAGGTCATCACGGAGATGACGTCGTTCGCCGGGGCCCTCGTGCCTACCTCAGTGACGGTCGACGGGAAGATGTCGATGCCGGTGATGTCGTCGTCCGGCCAGTAGTCCACGGCCCGGACGTAGAAACAGTCCTCACCGAACCGGAGCAACTGTCCCGCTACGAAGTCCGCCGTCCTATCACCCCGGAGGCCGAAGCGGTCGAGGTTCTCCTTGATGAAGAAGGGCGGCCTGTAAACCGGCTTCTGGCTGGTCTCGTAGGCCCGTTCGCCGCCCTGAGCCTCGAAGACCCAGTAGGACACCATGACGTCGACGTGGGCCGGGATGGTCTGCGCCAGGAACGTGATCCGCCCCACCCCGGCCATGTCAGTCGGGAAGTCGATGATGCAGTCCTGCGTCCCGAAGTTCTGCTGCACCGGCCCCAAGTAGACGATGGGATCAATGGCCTGGAGCACCGTGTTCTGAGTGGTGTTGAAGTAGAATACCTTGTCGGACACCCGCTGGGCCGCCTCGTTGCGGACGGGGACGGGCAGGAACTCCACGACCTCGTCGCCGACCTTGCGGCCTTCCAGGTCCGCCCGCCAGTACTGCGCTTCCACGGCGCAGCCCTCGGGGACGGGGCTGTTGAAGGCGAAAGTGCCGACCTGCGGTGACAGGGACACGTCCTCACGGCCCTCCGTGATCATCCGCTCCACGAAGTAGGCCCGTGTGCCTGCCCAGGCCGTCACGTCCGCCTCTGGGAGGTTGAGGTAGCCCGTGTTGGGGTTGTACTCAGCAGCCAGGGCCGTCAGGTCAGAGGGGTCAGAGAACTCCTCCACGTACCAGACGGGCGCTGTGGCATACGACACCAGGACGTTTGACCCGAATTTCAGGAGCCCGATGTCACCGTCACTGCCTGCCGCTGTGAGGTACTCGATGCCAGAACCGCCGCCCGGGTCGGCACTAAACGAGGCCACCCCTGTCAAGAGTGCCCCGTGGTAGTAGGACTCGGTGCCCACCCGGATGGAGAACTTCTCGGTCGTGAACCTGGTCGATCCCGTGTCCGGCACCTCCAGGCTGTTGTTCGCCACGGGGCCAAGCTCCGCCTGTGTCAGAGGAGTGAGGCTCGCCGTGTTGGTCGAGGTTGCCACTGTCAGGCCGTAGCGGAGTTCGATGGGCCGCCCACTCTCCAGGGCCCCCTCCATGTTGGCCTTGAGGCGGTTGTTCACCTGGTCGGTCGGCACATCCCCCAACGGGGACAGGAGCCGCACCTGGAAGGGCTCCTCGGGGAGGTGGTTGAAGGTCTGGTACACGAAGTCCGCCGCCAGCGAGGGGTCGTACACGTCACGGGTGTAGCCCTCGTACAAGGACCAGACGACCGGGGTACTTGTCGTAGCCAGGGCCGCCGGACTCACCCGCAGGCTGGTGCCCGTCAGCACTTCGGCCACCACGTAGGACCCGGCGTTGTCCCCGGACAGCACCTTCAGGCGGTATCCAGGCTGCACGTTCGTGAAGTCCCCGTCGGGGTCTGAGAACGTGGTGCTCCCCGCCGTCATAGCGCCCTGAGCGCCCGACATGGCACGGGCTCCGAACCGTTCCACCAGGATGGCCTGCCCGGAGATGCCGTCGTCCGGGAGCACGTAATCTGTGTCTGAGTCTTGGAACACAGAGGGGCCCCCGTCGGGGGAGATCAGGAACCCACCGCCGATGCCAGGTGCGCCAAGCATCGACTCAGGCACGATGTTGCTGAACCCGAACCCGAGAACGGACGTGGACCTCTCCACGTTGCCCTCGATGGAGTCGTCATCCACCCAGTCGAACTTCCGCTGCCCGAAGCGGTGGATGATGTCGGAGTAGTGCTGGAGAGGGCGGTTCACGATGGTGACGCTCTCTCCCTCAGTGATCATGGACTGGAGGTTGAAGAACACCCCGTCATCGATCCCGGCCACGTCCTGCAAGGGCGGAGCGTCCAAGAAAAAGAACGGTGTCGCCTGGATGTTCTTTGTGAGTGTCCTGTCCTCCATCCTGTCAGATGCGGCCAGGTCCGGCGTGGCGTTCGTCCTCGCCATGTTCACCGGGCTGCGGTTGAGCCCCAAGGAGACCCCGGAGTCCGTCAGCCAGTTGGTGGTGCCGCCCTGGACACGCCAACCAGGCATGAAGCCCAGGATGGCTGCCCCGGAGAGATCCTTGTCCGTGGCGGTGCCCCAGCCGATCTCCACAGTGTCGTCGCCCTCGATGACGAGGCGGCCATTCAAGGCGTAGGCGCTACCCGTGCCGGTGATCGCCGTGTTGATGCTCGCCGCTACCTGATCCGGCGTGTAGAAGGACGCCGCCGGAAGGGCCGAGGCCAGCCAGGTGTAGTCAACGGTGTCGACGTTGAAGTACAGGATCTCGGTGCCATCGAACCGGAACAGATCCCGGTTCCGGGAAAGCACACGGGGCAGCCTCGTGTACGTGGCGGGCGTCAGCGACGCCTGCAAGAAGTAGACGGCCTCGCCGTCCCAGTCCCGCAAGTCGTCACGGCTCAACTGGACCTTGGACAGTGTGCCCGCACCGTGGGCCTGCCGGGACACGTAAGCCGTCCCCTTCGCCACCTTGTAGGATCGATCAGGGAGATCCTGCTCCCGATCTACGACAAGGATCTGTGCCGCACTCTGCGTGGCGAAGATGATGGTGTCACCGACACCGTCCTCAACCTGCCGCACCATCCCCGTCCAAACGCCTGTCAGCGTGTCGCCACCAGGCCGGATGCCCGGGACTGTGCCCGGGGAGATGGGAAGCGCCCCCGTCTCGTCCGGGGCGTTGATGATGCCAGAGACACCCAGCCCTCTGCGGGTCAGGTCGGTGGAGTAGTTGTCGTTGGGCAGCGTCACCGCCAGCGGGATGAACAGGTCCCCTGAGCCTGCCGTTGAGGGCACGCCTGCGTCGTCCACAAGCTGCACCGGGGCCTTCGTGGGCTGCGGCACCTGATTGAGGGCCACCCCGTCATAGATGACGTCCTCGCCGAAGAAATGCTTGTCGAAGGCCGCCGCATCGTCCGGGTCGGACTTGGCCATGTCGCCAGGGGCCAACCGGATGCGGCCAGTGGACAGCGACACGGACACCTCACCCTCTGCGGGATCCCCGTGAGCGTCCTGGTCAGCGTCGGTGTCCAAGAGCGTCGGCGTCAGGTACGTGCGGTTCCCCAACCGAAGCAGGGGCCTGTCCGTCGGCCCGGGGATCGGCGAAAGGAACAGAGGATCCGTGAGGGCGTCCAGAAGCTGCCCCACGAGGCCCTCATCGGTCTCTGTGAAGGTCTTGAAGCAGTACCAGACCGTCTTGCCTGCGTGCTGCTCGGCGAAGCTCGGGTTGAACTCCAGGATGCCGTTGGTCTGCCCCATAACAGCGTTGAAGTCCGGGTAAGCGGTGAAGTCGAACCCACCCGCCACCTCCGTGTTGGGCCGGACAACGATGTCCTCCACCGGCAGGGCAAGGCTCGGGGACGGACCCAGGCGGATCATGGCGTAGGCGTCCACCACCGACGTACCCGGAAGCTCCGAGTTCACCGGCAGGTTCGCCACCTTGGGGTCCATCTTGTAGGTCTGGTCGAGGTACAGCCGCCCCAGGTCCCGTGGCGACGAACCCTTGTAGGGTTCCCACCGCTGAGTGGTGTCGCTCCACCCGAACCGGGTCTCGTAGCGGTCGTTGCGGGTCCACCACATCTTGACGGTGCCGACCGTGTACCGGACGCCCATGATCTGGTCACCACGCTCTTGCGAAAGGCCACCGTCCAGCAGCGTCAACTGCGCCGCTGTCAGGTCCGCCGTCCCAGCCACAGGGTTCTGATCCCCCGTGGCGATCTCAAAGGCCAGGTACGGGTTATCTCCCGCACGAGGGGAGGCAGGGTTATCCGGGTCTACCCAGCCCTCATCGTCGTAGTCGTCTACGTCCCCACGGGCCACCACAAGCCACAGGATAGCCCCCAGGCTACGCCCGCCGTCATCCGCAACGACAACCCTACTCGTGCCGTCATAGAACCACCCAGCGCCCTTCAGGGGCGGTTTCTGTGGAGCCGGTGTCGTGTCCAGAACCGAGAGGCTGCCAGCCGGGAAGGTTCCCTGTCCGAGTTCCGTCCACCAGCTAGGATCATCGGCCACAGCAAGCTGCGCCGTGTTCTGAGCCCAGAACAGGTACTCCTGCGGGCTTGAGCCAGGGCCATCCAGGACGGCGGCCCTGTACTGATCGGCGTAAGCGTCGATGAAGTCCGGCGAAGTCCCGCTGATGTCGTACACCGGGGGGACTTCCATCGGGACACGGATCACGCCGTTGTCCGGCTCGCCCGTGTACTTGGAGTTGACCGGCGAGATGCGGGGAGGCCGTAGTACGAAACCGTCGAAGGAGAATCCCATCTTACACCACCACCGAATTCGTTACCCCGCCAGACGCGACGGGAGGGACAACCGGAGTCCCCGTCACAGGACCTGCTCCCGTTCCCTGGAGCAGCAAAGAGGCGATCCCCATCCCCAAACCTGTCGTCATAAAGCCAAGGGCTGGCCCAGGACCGAGAACGGCACTGAGGTTCGCATTCAAGATACCAATGAGCGAGGGACCATTGGCCACCGTGACCTTGGAAATGTCGGCTCCAACGGCCACCGTCGGGGAAACCCCTGCGTACTGGCCGGACGTGGAGAACGCCTGTGAGATCCCCAATGTCACCACAACCGCAAGGCTCTGTGACAATGGGCCCACCATTCCGGCCCCTGCCAGGGCGCTCTGCATCAAACCCACCGTCGGGGGAACCACCAGCCGTGTTGTGAGCGGGTTGATCGCCCCCACACCGGCAAGTCCCGTGGCCGCCCCGAAGAGAGCCAGGTTCTGAGGCTGGCCGACTCCCCACTGGGACACGGCCAGGCCGATCCCCAAGGCCAAACGGTCAAAGTTGATCCCTGCAAAGGGATGCGGTGCCGCCGCCCGGACGCTCAATAGAGCGCTCTGAATGACAGGCGGGGCCAATGCCATTACGCCCCCACAATGTGACCCTTCGCTCCATGCTCTGTGATAGCACGGCAAAGAGCCAAGAATTCTTCTTGTTTCAAGTTCCATTTCATTTGCTGAACACGCTTGTCTAACCACTGCACGTTCCCGGCCTCGTACCCCTTCGTACTGTCTACCCTATCAAGGGATGCGGTACCGGAACGCTCCCCTATCAGAGGGAATCGAAGAGAAACCCCTGTCAGAGCGCATTTCCTGTTTTGTTGCAGGAACAAATCCCACACATATTGGTGTGAGATCGTACACGCCAAATTTCGAGTCTGAGCACCATTCAGGATCTGACCCCAAAAGGAAGCGGAAATATCCCCCACACCTTTCCAGTTATGCGCTCGTACCCCTTTCCTTTTCTTCCCGTTCCTAGAGGAGGATTCTAATGCAAAACATCCACAACTCTGGGTCGTGCCATTGTGCAGGTTTGAAAGGGCCACTGTCTTCCCATTCCCACAATCACAAAGACAATCCCAACGAGTCCCACCTACAGAAGTTCCTGTAGGATTCCTTCCGACCACCACCAGCCTGCCAAACCGCTTGCCTCTCATCTCTTCCAAGGTAAGTGCCCTCCAAGAGGCACCCCTGGCGCAACCACAACTCTTTGTGTGCCCACTCACCACCCGGGATAGGCCCTTCACGGTAACAGCCCCACAACCACACAGGAAAGTCGCCTGTGCTCGGCCCTTAACGGGATCTGCGGGACCCTTCAGTGTCAGGAACCCAAACTTCTGCCCCACCATCTCGTCTACTTTGAATTTTCGTGCGCCCATCTTTACCCCAACCACAAACTTATCCTATGGAGCATAGCCTCATAACCTAACTACCGATGACATGAGCCTTAGCTCCCAAACCCCAAGTTGCGAAGGGGAGATTCGTGAAGGGCTCCAAGGACCCCGCGCAGATTATGGGGCCAGCGTCAGGTCCGTACAGAGGAGCGCCCAGGTACACGCCCGTAGCGCCCCTCACCTGTGCTTGCCCTGCGGTAGCTACCAGGTTGGCCCCTGCCAGCCCCTGCACCGTCAGCGTGCCTGCTGTGGCCTGCATGGACACGTTCCCGACCAGAGCGGAGGCCGTGATCCCGGTAGGTCCCATCTCCATCTGAGAGGTGACCGCCCGGGCTTTCCACGTCCCGAGGTTCGTCTCATAGGACATGTTGCCGATGAGCATCGTGGTCTTGTGGTTCCCGAGGTAGAAGGTCTCCTCCCGGTCGCCGAACACGTAGGTCACGGCCTCACACACGATGCCCGGGTAAGGCGGCGTGTAGGTGCGCTCGTGCAACGGGGCGAACGTGGGAAGGAACAGCTTCGGGCCGCTGTAGGACTCGGACGCCTTGGCGGCCACCGTCTTCTGGAACTGCTCAGTCGTGATGGCGACCCGCTTGACGCCGTCGAGGGTCAGGTCCTGGTGCGCCCTGATACTGGCAGAGGTGGTGCTCGTCGCAAGGCGGTCACCCTGGATGAACACGGCCTGTCCGGCCTTGAGGCGCATGTTAGTGAGCGCCTCGATGTCCACGGAGGGAAGGTCGCCCTCTCCGTTCCCGGTTCCCGTCGTGCGCTCTACCTCTGCGGACTGGTCCCGGATAGGTCCGGCCCCGAAGATACGGACAGCGCCGTCCTCCGCCGTCAGGAACAGGCTGGACTTGGACAGGGTGCCGATGTGCGTGTGTCCCTGGAGCAGGAACTCAAAAGCTCCACCGATGCCCAGCTTGAGGCCGCCCTGCATGTAGACTTCGGCAGAGTTCTCGTTGACCGGCCCACCGATGGCCGCCTTAAGCTGGCCCTTCTTGTTGTAGGACACAAAGGTCTGCGGTGCCCCGTCCGGCAACGGCGGGTTGATACGGAACAGAGACGCCGCCTGCTCTCCCAGCGGAGTCGGACTTACACCTGACCCAGCGACCGTGACGTTGGCCGCCTCCAGGCGGGGGTTGGCGTTTGGCCCATCAAAGACCACAGCCTTGATGGGCAGCCCGTACATGGAACGGCCCATCTGAGAGTAGGGGTCGTTGCCCACAACGGACCCCATAACGAACTCCATGAAGGGAGCATTGGGGTTCGGCCCGGGCACCTCGCCAGGTTGCTGCGGCAGCCGTTCGGAGTCGAAACCGTCGGTCTGCTCTGAAACAGGCAGCCTGCCGTCAGAGGTGTGCGTGACCTCGATGCGGTACTCGGTCAGGGTCGGAGCGTCCGGGTCCAGGACGGCGTTGTCCTGCCGCTGTGAGGCCACTCTGAACAGAGACTTGCCACCGTAGATGGCGTCGGACACGAAGCGGTCGCCCACCACGTACCCGGTTTCGTCCACAATCCCGCCCAACTGGAGGAACTGGTACGGGTCGATGGAACCTTCGTACTGGATTCCCGTCCGGCCCAGGTAGCCGTCCTCGGCTGAGAGGGCTGACCGCTGCATGGGACGGGCCGGGGTGAGGAAGCCCTCCTTGTTCATGAGATCGTTCGGGAGGTCCCACTCGGCGACCGGCATGTTGCCGATAGCCTGGAGAGGTCCGTCCCAGATCCTGCCGTCGCTCACCATGTCCGGGGCGAGGAAGGTGGCGTCACGCTGCACCATCCCGGCATAGACACGAGCACCGGCCAGCACGTCGAACTTCTGTAGCGCACGGGTGATGGCCGCCTGGTCCTGGTCCCTCAAACGGAACTCGTTGCCCCTGCGGTTGGAGAACAGGACACCCTCGTCCAGCACCATGTCGGCACCCTGAGCCGAGGAGCCCACGATCATGCCAGGTTGAATGTGCCGGAGCTTGTGGCGGATGCGGCGAAGCGCCGGAGAAGCCTGTCGCTCCTTGGGCGCATCCATGTCGTACTCGTCGATCTCAAAGTCCGACGTGGTCAGCCAGTCACGCCCCGGCCAGACGCCAGGGACGGCCCAACCCACGATGACCGGGGTCTTAGTCATCTCAGAGCGGGAGGTGGATTCGGCGATCCAGTCTACGACGGCGAGGTCCCCGACTTCGGGCATCGCCCCGAGGAAGTGGCGGGCACCGGCACCCGGGAAGGTCATCGGGACGGGCACACGCTCAAAGGTGTCGGACGTACCCGTGATCGTCCGCAGGGTGACGTAGAACTCCTCGTAGTCGATGCTGGCGACCTCGGCGATACCGAGACCCCAGTTGGACTCCGGGCGACCCTTCTCCTTGTCCTTTCGGGCCTTGGCGGTCGACGTGAGCATGGACCCACGAGAAACCGTGTCCAAGACCGAAACGGGCCGCCTTCTGGTGATCGTGTCAGCCATCAGCGTTCCCTCTCTTCATCAGCACCGCCAGGTTGGGCGGCCTTGGCTGCCTGTTGCTTTCGGATCTCCTCAACCTCAGCGTTGAACTGCTCCGGGGTGTCCCCTTCTCTCCAACTATCGTAGAAGGCGTCCTTGGCGTGCTCCCCTACGTCCAGGCCCGCCTGCTTTACCGCACTGGCAGCCGTTTTCACGTCCTCAACAGCCCTGTCCACGTTAGCCTGCCCCTCCGCAAACTGGTCGCCGAGGTTCTGGATGGTCTCCAGGAGGCTGACGGGGGACCTGTCCGGCAGGACTCCCCGAAGAGCGTCCTGTGAGAGTTGCCAGTCCACAGAGGACTGCGCCGCCGTGGAGATTAGCCACTGAGTAGCCTTGTCCTGCGTCCCATCACCGTACCCCTGCGGAACCATGACACCCGGCTCGATGAACTGTACGAACTGTTCCTGACCGGCGGCAGCCAGGAGCACGTCCGCCGAGGCCATGCGGCAACCGCAGACGTTCTGCCCTACCTGGAGGTTCAGATCGGCCAGAGAGAGGGCAGCGTTCTGAACGGGGAGCTTCATGACCCCGTCCTTGGCCTTGGAGGCCAGGAAGTTGGCCATGTTCAACTGGAGGACGTTCGGGTCGCCCGTCTTGATGGCAAAGCCCAGGTCCAGGATCTGCTCGTCCGTCAACTGGGCCCGCAACTGCGCCAGGACACGGCGCTCCACCTCAGTGGCTGCGGTCGACCCGCCGATCTCCTTGCGGACGACCTTCTTCGTGCCGTCCTTGAGGATGGTCACATCGTCCTCGTAGAGCTTCTTGCCCTTCACCAGGACGTCGACAACCTGGGCGACCATAGCGGAACTGAGGAACTGCAAGGGGTCCTGCTCTGCCAGGGCTGCCCACGCACCGTCAGGGGCGATGTCCAGGTCCCTGCCGTAACGGTAGGAGCCGATGACCTCGTAACCAGAGGCATCGGACACAGGGAACACCGGGGACTGCATCATCTTCCGCAAGGAACCAGGCAACGCCTTCGGGCTGCCCTTCTTCTTGGGCGTCGGCGGGGACTTTGCCCCGATCTTACTGTTGAAAGCCGTCGTGAAAGCGGTCAGGACGGTCAAGCGATCCTCAATGGAGAACCCCTGAGCCTCCATATCGTTCTCCCACTGCCCCCGTGCCACCACCAAGAGGCCCCAGATGGCCGTCCCATAGGCTTTGGCGGCCTTGTTCCAGAAGGTGTCCAAGGAGTCCTTAGGGGCTCCCGGGTACAGGGCTGTGCCCTCCTGGTCCCCGGCCCCGCTGAACTGATGGTCATCTATGACCTCGTCTACGTCGATGGCGGATCCCAGAATCGTGATGGACTCAGGGGCGATCAGCGTCGGGAAGTTTGGAGCGGTCTCGGACCCCGGCACAGCGTCATACAACTCTGCTTGTGCGGCCTCCGTGGACGTAGGGACCCAACTGTCCCGGATCGTGGCGTTGAACCAGTCCGTGAACACGTCCCCGACTGTGGTCCGGGTCGTCTGCGAGTCCTTGTTGTTCGTGGCCTGGTTCTGCAAGGCCGTCTGCATCGTGTTCGTCCACTCGAACCTCTCAGCCCGCTTCTTCGTGCTGGTAGCCTTGCGGACGTGAGCCACGTCGTGCGTGGCGAACATCAACTCCCGGACCTCGCTCGTGGGCACAACTTCACCCTGCGGGGCGACCGGGTTGTTTGTCAGGACACGGATGCCCCGTGTAGGCCGGACAATGCCGAACTCGGCCTCCGGCTGCTTCGTACCGGCCCGTGCCTGTGGGGGATCCACATAGCCCGTGACCTCTTCTCCCTGCCAGATAGACTCCAGGTAGGCGGCCTTGAACTTGAGAGCCTGCTCGTCCTGAGCCTTCTTGACGTGGAAACTGGGCTCCATCTGGCCCTGGTGCTGCGGGTCCGGGTGCGATGCAGAGTAGTAGCGGTAGGAACCCGGCAACTGGCCGTTCGTAAAGACCGCCTTCTTGTCGCCCAACATGTCGAGGAGGTTGGTCGTGGAGGTGGAATCCCCCATGCTCTGGCCACCAAACTGCGGGTCTGTCAGGTAGCCCTTGCCGACGCTACGGACGAGCTTCAACAGGTCGTCAACCCCTGTCTTCGTGCTGTCCCCGATCTTGTCCCCGTAGGCCCGGGCGGCCTGGTCGTAAGCCACGTCGATCTTCTTGAGCTTGGTCTCGATGGCGGTGATCTCTTTCTTGAGCGCCTTCTGACGCTTCAGGGCCGCCTTCTTTTTCTTGTCGTCCGGGTCGTCCACGTTCAAGGAGCGCTGCTCCGCCCGCTTGAGGGTGAGGGCATAGTCCAGGGGAGCTTTCTCCCCCACCTTGGTGTCTACCGCCTTGGTGATCTTCTTCTGTGCGGCCTCGTACCCCTCCGCCGCCGCCTTGAGATCGATGGCACCGTCAGGCTTCGATGTGGACGTGGCGGACGCCGCATACCCGGAGGGCCCCTCAAACCAGAAGTACTTGTTCCGGGTCGCATCCACTTTGATCCAATACTTCGGGCCAGGGTTGGAGGGGTCGTCCGTGTTCAGGGCCCCCACCTTGACCGCCATGTTGAGCAACGCCTGGAGCGTGAAATCATTGGCGATGTCGTCAATGTCCTCACCCACAACGAAGAAGAGCGGGTTGATCTGTGTGGGGTCGAGCGCCATCACGACGTTCGGGAACCCGGACAGCCTCGGGCTGTTGTTCCCGTCCAGGACCTCCAAGGGCTTCTGCGGGAGGTACGTGTTCGACAGGTCAATGGCTTCTATCCCCGTCTTGTTCGGGTAGCCCGGGGCGTAGAACTTGGCCCGCTTGCCGATCAACTGAAGGGCCGTCGTACACTGGCCGCCCACGCTGAAGCTGTGGGCAAAGCTGTTGCAGTAGTAGAAGCAGTCCAGGTACGGGATGAAGACCGGGTAACCGGGCCTCAACTCCGGGCGCAACGGGATCGTGACGCTCGCCGAGTTGATCGCTGCGTTGGCGATGTCCATACGGTTGACGGAGGCGAAAAACAGGCTCTTGCTGTCGTTGAAGTAGGCGACCTCAAAGTCGAGGGGCCGCCATCCGAACTGGGCCACCAGCCGGTAATCGATGTACTGTCCCTGAACGCCCCACTCGCCCTCCAGGCCAGTGCCCAGGGTGTTCTTGAACCCCGGCCCCTTGCCTGTGACGTAAGTGAACTCGGGCTCCTTCTCGTCGAAGTTGATCGAGATGATGTCGATGTCCTCGATCCGATAGACCCGGCTCGACGAGGTGTCCAGGTTGTACATCGGCGGCTTGAACACGAAGTCGCCGTCGACGTCTTGGAAGAACTCAAAGCCTGTGATCTCACAGACGGCAACGGCGATGTCGTGCTTGGACTCGTAGGTGGATTCGAACAGTTGGACCTGCCCGTAGTTCCCTATGTCCGCCGTGAAAGCCTGCATCTCCCCGAGGTTCATCTCAAACCGGGGGTACGTGCCGTCCACCCCACCGGGGGCTGACCGTCGGGAGAACTGAAGGGCGTCCAGGAGGCCGGAGCTACGCAAGCCCAGGGCCTCTGACTGTTGCATCACGCCCTTGTTGGCCGACCCTCCTGTGGGGTTGAACCTATGCTTCATCAAGCCTGTAAGCTCACTGCTCTTCGTGCGGGACAGCCAATCGGCCTGTGCGGCGTTGAACAACTCTCCGCTGGCACCGTGCAACCGGAGCTTCACCTGTCGGTTCTGGAAACGCTGCTCCCAGTACTTCAAGTTGAGGCTGAACAGGGAGTCACCCGTGATCCCTGATGCGTCCTGGTTCGTGGACTGTGAGAGTGCCCACGAGACACCCGCCGCAGCACCGCCCACGTCGTTGTGGAGCGTGTAGATGATCTCGTAGGGGTGCATCCCGGTGAAGTTGTGGCCCACCAGGCTCACCTTGAGCTTTGAGTTCTGAGGTCGGGCACCGAACAGGGAGGCGTTCGTACTCACCCTCTGGTACTGCCAGAAGTGCAGCATCGAGGCACACTGGACGCTGATCGTCTTGGTCGGGCCAGAGCGGGCCGTCCCCACCTGTGTCACCACCCCATGGAAGACGTGGTAGTAGGGGTAGGCCAGCACGTCCTCAAGCCCCTGCCCTGCAAGCCCTAGCTCCTCCAGCAAGGAGGGCTCAAAGTCCGCCGACGTGGGAGTCACGGGGGCCGGAGGACCCATCGTACCGTCTACTTGTTCCGTGGCCGTGCTCATCACCTGGTCGAGGGAGGGGATGCCGTCAGTGCCGGGGAGTCCGCTGTCAGACCCCCACGCACCATTAAAGTAGTCGGCCTGCTCCCCCATGCCGTTGGTGTTGAGCCACCCGATAGCGCCCCCGGTGCCCCCACCCCAACTGCGCTCCGTGGACATGTCGGCCTTGCCGTCCCCGTTCGTATCGATCCGCATCCACGACATCGAGGGTTCACCCTCTTTGAAGCCGTAGGAGCCCCGGTAGTCATAGTGGTTCGTGGAGGTGCGCCTGCCCGTCTTAGGGTTCACGTACATGCCGTGACCGCCGTCGGGGATCTTGCCATCAGCGGCGAGCTTCTTCTGTCCGGCCCAGACCTCTGCGGGTGGGACTTCGGCCCCGCCTTGGCCCGTCTTGACGACGTAGTCGGTGGCTGCCCCTGTGCCGTGGTTGGATTCCTCACCGCCCCGGTAGCTGCTCCGCACCTCCACACGTCCTGCGGGGTACTTCTGCCGCCAGTACTGCTCTACGACCTCCATGGCCGCCGCACTGTAGACGGCGGACTCGCCGACACTGCCGCCCTGGTCAAGGGCGTCCATGCCCCGACCCTTCCACTTGGCGATCATGTCCTCGTCGAGGGTCGCCTGTTCAACAAGCACCTGGCCGGAGGCGTCAAAACCCCCACCTTCGGGCGGGTTCTCCAGGTTACGGGGATCCCCGAGATTCGAGTACAGGCCCTTCACAGGGAAGTAGCCCCGCTCGTAGACCGTGACCTCCAGGCCCGGGCGGATGAGCGCCCGGGCGTCCCGGAACAGGGACTCGTTGGTGGCGAACGGAACGGACATAGTGAAGCTGGCAGAGGCCGCACCAGGTTCTGTACCCCCGTCCACGGAGACCTCAGTGACGAACTTCTGGATGTCAATCCGTCCGTTGCACTTGGGGCAACCCGGGATCGTCAGGTCTCCGTTAATGTAGACCAGGGCATCAGGGGTGTGCTGGACGAGCTTGCGCCCCTCCATCTGCCACGTCCCGACGTATGGACGATGCTCGATACCCACTAGACCTCCACCTGTGCCACTTCGGTTTCCTCTTGTGTCTCAGGAGGTTGGAACCCGTTTGAACTGGGGTTGATCTCCGTCGGACGCTCTGCTTCCGCCACGTCCACGGTGTCCCCGCTGTACCCGGCGATGACTCTTCCCTGCACGGACACGTTGGGCTTGCTGGTGAACAGGTCCACCGAGTACACCCCAGGCCCCTCGTGCCCCCGCTGTGAAGGATCCCTGATATACCGTGAGTCGGTCAGGCTCACCGTGGGGGACTTCATAGGCGTCACGGCAAAGGAGGGCTGCGACGTGTCCGTCATGGAGGACACGGTGAACTCCATGGTGAACTCGATGCCACCGTTCTGCTTGTCCTCCTCGTAGCTGTAGGAGAAGGATTCCATGTTGCCGTAGTAGATCCACCCGTCGTAGTGAATGGACAGGGCACCCACGAACAGGTGGGCGTTCGACTTGCCGACCGTGTCGTAGATGTACCCGTTGTTCTTGTAGAATTGGAAGGCGGTCATCAGGTTCTGCCACGCCTTCGAGTCCCGCTTACTGGCGAACTGGACGCCTCTCCCGCCGGACAGGAACGCACCGCAGCGAGCAGTGATGGAGAGCTTAGGCTGGTCCTCTCCCCACGCATGGAAGATGTAACCGTGCCTGGAACGGTCCTGGTACTGCTGAATCTTCGTGTACGAGATCGCCATGTTCTGCGGGTTGATCAACAGGACAAGCGGCGGCGTGTTGAGGATCGCTGACAACTGTTGGGCGATGTCCACAGCCGTGTAGAGATCGGCGATAGCGGGCTGCCCGAACTTCTGGCCCCCTGTACCGTCAACGTCCGTAGTCGTACCGTCAGCGGCTGTCTGGGAGGACTTGCTGGCTGCGTTCTGTGTGACGTACTCCTGAGCCCCCTGCGCCTGGTAGCTGATCCCCACGATGCCTGTCTGGGAGAGCTTGGCACGGGCCGCCTGGAACGACGTGATGCCTGTGTTCCCGGCCTCACCGTACATGGCCGGGTTGAAGGCGTTCCTTGGCTTGTCCGTGAACCCAGCGTCCTCCCCAAAGACCATCGGGGGTTCCACCTGGAACATGAACGGGGAGAGGTTCCGCAGGAGGCTGTCCTCCAACGAAAGCGGGGTCGCCCGTGCGGCCTCCAACTCGAGGGACAGTTCGGGTCCGCTCCTCAGTCCGCTGAATGCGTCCGGGGGCGGAGGGTCCGTTACGGCCCTTGAAACCTGCTGAAGGCGTCGATCCCCGTAGTTGTCCCCGCTGATCGTCTTGGGTGAAGGGATAGCCCCTCGTTGTCCGATGGGAACTGTCATTTCAGACCCTCCCCGGACAGAATGCCCCCGATACGCCCGCCAAGGCTCCCTGCCAGCCGCTCATTCGTGATCTGGGTGGTCGTGGGCACAATCGAAGCGGGGTCTACGTCACGCATACCTGTGGCCCCGGGTACGAGGCCCCGGTTGTAAGGCAACGTGCGGAACCGCTGGACCTCGTGGTCGATGGTGAACTTGGTAGTCAACGCAAACTGGTAAGGCTTCTCGGCGGCTTCCGTGACGTTGAAGTCTGAGAACCACCCGAAGTAGATGCCACCGTCGAAGGTGATCTTGATCATGCCCTGGAACACGATCTTGCCGGAGGCGTCATAGACGCTGCCGTTGTTGTGGAACAAGGCCAGCATGTCCAGGTACTTGTCGTAGGCGATGGTCTCCCGCCGGGTGCCCTTGGCGTCGTAGGCACCAGGGCCGCCCGTCACGTTGGACAGGCCAGAGAAGACCCGCTTGAACCCGCCCGTGGCCATGTTGAAGTCGATCCCATCGACGCCCTCGCCCCAGTGCTGCTCAACGAAGCCGCCCTTCGTCTGGATCCGCTCAATCATCTTCGTGTAATTGAGGCTCATCGAGCTTGGGTTGACGTGCAGGACCATCGCCAAGCCGTCCGGGAGGATGCTGGTCTCATGGTCCGGGGCAAGGATGTCGAACACGACTGGCTTGGTCCCCTTGTTGGTATCGAACTCATCGTCCTTCGACTTGAACGCCGACCGGAAAACGGGCGTGACATTGGTGCGGTGTCCCAACGGCATGGCTTAACCCAGAACCCCGGCCCGCTGGGCCTTCTCGATGGACTTCATGACGCCAGGGCCGTCGTTGTAAAGGTGGAACACGTTGACGGAACCGCCAGCGCCGCCCTTGGAGATGGCCCCTCCAGGCTTGGCGAACACACCGACGTCGTTGTTGTCGACCCGCTGTGCGAACTTCACGCCGCCAGCCCCGATCTGCAACACCATGTCGTCCGTCTTGCCCCCCAGCAAACCCGGGATGTTCGTGTTCCCCATCAACTCACCGATGCGGCCCTTGTGTGGCAACAAGGTTGCCCTCACCTCGTCGGACATCTGACCCTTCATGAGGGCCTCTGCAGCCTCCTCCCAGTAAGCCTGGGACCCGCCGTCTGTGATTGCCCTGAGTGATGCCCCTATCCGGCTGGCCTGCTCCTTCTTCTTCTGGTTTTCGATGTCCTCCATGGCCGCTAGGACTCCCGTCTTCGTAGCGTCCTGTGTGTCGGCCTTGAACTCCCCCCGGCGAACCGACCTGCGGGATTCCTTCTGCTCCTCCAACCTGAGTAGGGCGGCCTGGTACTCCGTCCCTTCCCCGGCGTCCTTCAAGAAGGCTTCCCCGAAAGCGGACTCACCCACAGCTTCCGCTCCCTGCCCTTCGATCTTGGTCCCCTTACCTTTCACAAGGAACTGGAACACCTCTCCCTGCATGTCCGCAATCGGGGTGAGCCACTGTTGCTGGAACCCCACCCCAAGGGCCTCCGCCAACATGGTCAGGTCCTCTTTCTTCCACTCCATGGGGGCTGTCCAGCCTCCCTTCGGGGTCGGGATCTCTGCCCCCGGGATGTATTCCATGCCCGACACTGCCTCCTGGGCCTTACGGTTGCCCTGGGAGGCCAGTTTCTGAACCAAAGGACCCCATTGTGAGGCCATCCCGGCATGCTGAACAGACATGGACTGGAGGCTCTGTCCCGCAGCCATTGGGTCCTCCCTGCCACCGGATGCGATACCCTTGAGCATCTTCCCCCGTTGTGTCTGCCACTCGGTACTGGACCAACCGGCGGGCTTACTCCCTATATACCCTTCACCTCGCAGGGACTCCTTCTGCGCCGTGTACGCCGCTACTTGTGCCTGCATCGCTGCAAGGGCCGCCGTTTCTAGCTCCAGGTCCTTCTTGTGCTTGGCCTTGTTCTTGGGGTCCGCCTGCATCAAGTCCCGATACGAATCGATCAAAGCCTCCGACATGCGGACAGCCTCTTGGCCCTCCCGAAGACTCTTCTCGACCCCCTGAAGTGCCCGGTCGACAACTTCAGCGACAACCTTCTCGTCCTTATCCCCGAACAGCCATTCCTTGATGGAGGTGATCGCACTGTAGATGCCTTCCAGAACAGAGGCTACCCCGACGCTCATCGTGTGGCTCATCGCCGTGGTTGCGGAAGCGATCTTCACGGACAGCCGGGTCTGCTCGTCCAACTCAGACGCCACGGCTTGCTCCAAGAGCTTGCCCTGTGTCTGCATGTAGTCCCCGACATTCTTGATCTCTTCCTTGATGATCTTGCCGTTCTCGTCCCGTGCGATCTCCCCGTCCTGATCCAGAATGGCAGCCCAAACCTTGCCACCCTCTGCGAAGATGCCCTGCGTTTCGATCTGCTGCTTGATGACAGCTTCGGAGGATTCCTTTCCCTGTGCAGCATCTCGCTTGGCCTGCTTCTGTGTGTTCTCAAAGTTGCTGTGCAGGCGTCCGCTGATCCTCTGGAGTTCATCGAACTGCTCAACGGACATGCCCATCATTTCGGCGGCACCCACACGCTCCAGCCCCTGCAATTCGTAGATCGGCTTAGAGAACTTGGCTGCCACACCGTTGAGCAGGATCGCCAGCTTGCCGCCCATATCGAACCCGCTCATAGCGTGAGCCACGTCAGCAAGGCCGCCTTTGATCCCTGCTGAGAGCTTCGCCAGGTCTTCCAGCTTCCTGGTCTGATCCAACCCGATATGCTCTTCCGCATCCGCAATAAAGGCGGCGGTCTTCTTCGGCCCCGCTGTAGTCAGGGCAGCGACAAGGGCTTTGGTCTGGTCCTCTGTGGACTTGCCTACCAGGTTCACGTCCAACCCTGCGGCCTTGGCTGCCGCCTGTAGCCCCGCGATCTTCCCTGTATCCATCCCCCGCAGCAGGTCCTTACCTATCCGGCTTGCGGCCCCCCCTAGTTCATCTTTGACCTTGCCCGATCCAACAAGCTTGGTCCGCTTCATCCTGTCCTGGTAGCCTTCCTCGCTGAAGCCCTTGGTGAGCCCCTCAACAAAGGCCCCGCCACGCTGCGGGCCGAGGATCTTGGTGATCATGGACAGCATGGCAGCGGTCTCAGCCAACCGGACGTTGTACATGGACATGCCAGAGGTAGCTTGTAGGACCATCCCGTAGAAGCGCTTCACGCCGAAGCCCGACCCCCGTGCGGCGATGGTGATCGCCCCGAGTCCTTCTTCTACGGACTTCATGTCCTTGCCCAACTCCTCCATCCACATGCCGATGTTGCCAGCCATCTCGTCCGTGCCTGCACCGAGGAGCTTGGAATACTTGAGGGTCATGATGGTGGCATCCTGGAGTCGTTCCATCTCCTCTGCGGCATTGGCGGCTCCCTTCGTGACCTCCTTGAACGTGAACCCCGCTTCAGAGTAGGCCCCAAGGATCTTGATGTGGTCCTCTGGCGTTGTGCCCCAGATCCGGTTGAGGTTGAAGTCCGTGAACGCTTTGCGGATCTTGGTGAACCCGGCCTCCACATCATCGAGAGCACCCGCCACCTCCAACCCGGTCAGCCCAGATTCGAGCATGGTCTTGTTGAGGTCCTTCGCCTTCTCATCTACGTCCATGATGAGCTTGGCGATGGCGGCCAGCCCTCCAGCAATAGCCCCGATGGCGATCAGAGCAGGGCCGATCTTGGTCAGGAACCCGCCCAAGGTGCCCATGAGCTTGCCCGCTTCACCGGTGTCGGCTTTGGCCTGTGCGTTCAAGCCCTGCTTCTTCGTGCCCTCACCGATCTTCTTGATGAGACCGGACATGTTCCCAAGATCCCCGGAGGAAAGGTCTGCAAACGCACCGGCCAGGGACTCTCCGAAGCGTTCTGCGGAGGCGGAGGAGAGTTTAGAAACCTCTGCGCCCATAGCCTTCAGTTGTGTCTCAGCGTCCTTGCTGCGCTTTGCGGCGGCGGAAACCGCACCAGCCTCTTTCTTCAGGCGGTCTTCAAGGTTCTTGGCCTCCAGATTCGCCTCTTTCTTGGCCGATTGGAGGCGGATCTTCTCATCCTCACCGAGGTGCTTCTTACGGAGGCGGCGGTCGATGGCGGCAGCCTTGATGGAAGCTGTTTCCCTTGCCTTGACCGCCTCCACCTCGATCTTGGCGAGGTTCTTCTGGACCTTGCCAAGCGCACGGGGGGACCACGCCGTATCCAGGGCTTCCCCAAGGGCGTCGCCGACGATCTTCTTGATCGGGTTGGCGACCTTCTTGAACTGCGAGGAGATCGAACCCCCGGCAGCCTGGATGTCCGGTATGACCCGGACGACGATGTCATTCGCAGAAGGCGGCATTAGTTACTCCGTGGGCTCATCATCAACCGACCTGCCAAACTGAAGCTGCCTTTCGGCCACCTTTTCCAACAGGGACGGAGCCCCTTGCCTGACCACTCTGCCCTGTTGAGTAGAAAGCAAACCGGCATCAGGCTCCCTCTCTAGGTACTTCTCATAGAGGTAATCTCGACCTCCTTGGCCCCCTTCAGCAATAAAGCGAACACCAGGCGCTCCCGGGCTCCGATCTTTGACGATCTCCTGCAACTGTGCCGCCGTGTAGCCGACAAGCTGTGTGGACGGCCCCTGGAAATGCTCCAACTGTTCCCGGTACGCCGCTGCCCGCTTCTCCTGCTCCTCTTTCTGCTGTGTGTGCTGGGCTACAACCGCACGCTTGTAGGCGCTGACCACCTGGTCGTGGATGTCCTCATCCCCCTGTACCCAACGACGCATCTCGTCCGCCAGTTCGTCGGGGGTGTTGGCGTGAGTGACGCCCGCCAGCCGGGGATCCTCGCCTTTCTTCTCCGGGTCGTCCGAAATGATCCCGATGTGCTTGTAGTAGAACAGGTCTTGGACACGCTGACGGCGCTCTGTCTCCTGCTGTGTCCGCTGCCTGTCCTTCTGATCGACCTTCTTGACCCCAGAGGACATCGTGGAGGCGACGAACTTCTGGCCCTCCCACACCGCATCCTGAGACTGTTTGGTGTCCTCTACCCGGTTGTAGAAGGCCCACATCTGTTGGACGTGGTTCGACCCCAGCTTTTCAGCACCAGGCACGCCCGGACGGAACCGGCCAGCCGTGGAGCGCCACAAGTACCTGGAGGCGGTCTCGTAGGTGTAGGGCTCAACAGCCCCGATAGCCCTGTCCTGTCGGGCGAAAAGCCCTTGAACGATGCTGAACAACATCTCCAGGGCAGACGGGGGGAGCGCCTGAATCTTCTTCCAGATGGCAGGGGCTGCGTGGGGTTCACCGAGGATGCAGTAGCCGTCTACCATCCAGACGGAGGAGGCCACCATCCAGCACTTCCACTGCTTGTCAGGGGTGCCCGCAGCCCTCGTGTGCAGGAGGAATCTGTCGCCAGGTCCCAGGGACCGGAGACTGAGACGGAGCCCGTTGACCGTTACCGGGTTGGAGAGGAACCCCATCATCAGCAGACTCTCCACGTCCTCGTAGAGGGGCGCTCGCTGTGAAGAGGTCGTCGTCGGCAGGTCGGTGGGCATGCTCCTCCATTACGGTCCCTTGGGCGGGGCCTTGAACCTCGGGTTACGAGAAGCATCCATCTGTGCCGGTGCATCGATCTGAACAGGCGGGGCTGACCGTGGATCTGCGTGCGCTGTCCGGGTCAGTTCCTGAGCCGGTGCCCTGAACACGGGCTTGCCGTCCTGCTCGCCGATCTGTTCCGCCGCATCGATCCCCGGGTCCGGCTCCGCTGATCTCGCACGGACGGCATCATGCACTGCTGTCAGTGCCGAAGGGTTCGATGTGGGTGCGCCCTTCCCAACTGTCCGGCGCATTTCCATGAGGCGGGCTGTCTCCCGTGCCGCTTCCTGCTGCATGGCGTCCGGGTCCGACATGTCCACGAAGGAATCGTCGGCGGGCGGAGGCGGTAGCGGGGCAGCAGGCTTCTCCTCGGCGACGGGCTCTTCCACGACGGGCTCCTCCTGTGGCGCAGGGGGCTCTTCGACGGGCGGAGCCGGTTCCGGGGGTGCCGGAGGCACGGCGCTGGCAGGAGTGATGGGCTGCCGTGTCCCTGTGGCGGGCTGTGCGGCCTCCTGGGGAGGCTCTTCCACCTGTGGGGGTTCGGGGGCCGGTTCAGGCTGTGGGGTGCCCAGGGCCGCCTCTACAGCCTTCTGGCGGTGGGCCTTCTTGGCATCCTTCCCGGCCCGTGCTTCCTCTGCGACCATCTTGACCTGGTTTGCGAACCCCTCCTGGGCATCCTTGGACTTGCGCTCCTTGGCCTCCTTGAGCTTCTTGAGGTGGGCCTCAACCCGCTCGATCTCGGCATCAAGGTCCGGGGGCTCATAGTCGATGGCTGCATCGACCCTGCGCTCGAACTGTTCCAGCAGATCGTAGTAGCGGAGGAACACGGTAGTCCGCATCCCACCAGGCCACTTGTCCAGAATCCCTCGCATGGCCAGGTGCTTGGCGACCTTGACCGGCTTGTCGTTGTCCAGCTTCTCGGGGGTCTCCACGAACTTGACGTCCCGGAGGTTCATGGTGCCGATCTGAACGATAGCGTGTGAGAGGACAGCAACCTTGAACCGCTCCAGGTAGGACATGACCTCATCGGCGGAAGGATTCTCCGGCATAGGCCCAGCCGAATACCGTTGGACCTCCCCCTCTTCCTCCGGCGACATAACCCGCAGGGAAACCTCAGTACCGCTGACGGTGAACGTCAGTTCTTCAGTACCGATCTCAGTGATGGGGGAGAGTGCCTGTTCCAAGGCTTCAAGTGTCAGATCCATGTGCTTCCCTCTTTGTCAGGAAGCAACTCGCAGGGGCCTTGAACAGCACAAAGGGGATAGGTCTGGCAGTTCACATCCGCATAGGTCTAACCAACCCCCGCATCAGCAGGGGTGGGGTTCAGCGCAAAAGGTTCTGTCAGTCCGTCCCGTCTGTCTGTCTGCCCACTGGGCTGCTCCGTTTCGTCACGCCCTTGGCAGTATCATCTTACCAGCCTAGCCTGTCCGGCTAGACGGAAACGTCAACGGCCTCGGAGGCGAAGAGGCTCTGCGAGCCGCCGCCACCGGCCCCACGCCCCGCCTGGGCGATGGTGAAGCCGTTCTCAGCGAATCGGATTGAGCCCAACTGGCCGAGGGTCGGGTCGTTACCTGTCGCCAGGAACTCCCCGTAGACGCTTGCGAAGTCGTGGACGTCGGAGATGGTGACGTCGCCCGTCTCCATGATCATTCCGGCGTCCTTGGCGAAGCTGGTCGACCATGAGTTGAACCAGCAAGCCTCGTGGATCGTGATGATGGCGCTGTGGCCACGGTCGCCCGGGTTGCCCCCGGCGTAGTCCGCACGAGCCGAATCCTTCGTGACCTCGGGGAAGCTCAGGGCCTTCACGCCGCCCTGGAACGTACCCGGATCGCCACCCATGCCCGTGTTGGCTTCACCCAGGTCTGCGTCGGCCAGGGTGCTGAACACAAGCTGCTGCTCGATGTCGAAGGGCCAGCGGTGGTGCTTCAGAGAGCGCACCGGGCCGTCCACGCCTGCGGCGTAACCCGTAGCCTGCCAGAGGTTGCACAGGTACAGGAGCGCACGCTCGAAGGAACCCGTCATGGGCTCCGTGACGGACGGCACCAGTTCAGCAACCTGATCCCCGAACCCGATGCCTCGTACCGGCTCGATGGTCCGGGACTCAGTCGGGTTGAACGTCGAGATAACCCCCATCTGGTGCATCGCCTGTGTGTTCCCGTAGTGGGGAGTCAGGATGCGTACTTTCTGAGAGACCGCCGTCCTGGTGTTCGGTGACGTGCCGAAGTCGTACATGTAGGACGTGCCACCTACGCCCGACTGCGGGTTGTTGTCTTTGTTCCCACCAGAGATGGTCTGGTTCGCCATGAGGGACCTCCTGTCAGTGCCGGGTGCGGCGACTCTTCTCACTACAGGGTCGTTATAGGCTATCCAACGAGCCCCGAGGGAGGAGCGGGTAGGGGGCAAACAAAGCCACCCAACCCTATCTAGGATGTTCAAGAGGCGGAATATCGGGGCAGGCCATGTCGATTCTCGGCCCGTATGGGGTTCTTTTCTGGAGTTGATGGGTAGAGAAGTAGAACGACGGCCCATAACGGGCATCACAACTGGAGGGTTCCATGAAAGCGACCGAAGCCATCGACAAGATCATCGGCAAGCTGGAAGAGGCCAAGGGCGACGCAGAGCGCCACGACAAGGAGCAGAAGGCGGCGGGCACCCGCCTCCGCAAGACGCTTCAGGGCCTCAAGGGCGAGTTGGACGACGTCCGCAAGGGCGTGCTCGCCGACCAGAAGTCCTGGTAGCACAGGGCTGCACCGCTGATCTGGGGGACGACGCCCCGTCAGGCCACCCACCACGGGTGACCGGACACGGTCGGGAGCTACGCCGGGTTATCTCGTTGACTGGCGTGGCTACGGGTGGGGGGTTCTAACGGGATGGCTCACGCAACACAGTGGGGCAACGGCCCTGGTTCCCGGCTTTGCAGGCGGTGGGACCGGGGCTGTCCTGCTTCTAGCGGGTGTAGTTGAGGTTGTACGAGGCGCGCCCAGGCTTGGGCATGGGCTGAATACCGTCCACAGGAGCAGTCCCGAACAGCTTACGGATAGCCTTCAGAGCGTTCTCACCCTCCGCCTCTGGGACACTGATCTGCAACATCACCCCGTACCGTGTGGCGGAGATGCTGCAAGTCGAACCGTGGGGGAGAACCCGCAGGGCATCCGTGCGGATGGCGTTGTGTGCATCACCCACGAGCTTCGCAGCCTCTCTTTTGGCCGCATTCAACCTGACAAGGGGGCTCTTCTTGCCCGCCATCCTCGTCATCGGACCCCACGAGGCGATCAGGTCTTTCTGGTCCATGTCAGGCTCCTATGTCCTACTTCCACTCGCACTGGATGCGGATGTTCCCCTTGGAGGCAAGATCCTTGAACGGGGTCACCTTGGAAGGGTTACCTCCGACGAGGTTTCCGACCAACCGCTTCACAGCGTTCTGATCGATCCCGTCCCCACCCTTCACCTCGACCTCAACGGTGAGGATGCCGTCCTCGAAGTCCGGGTCCTCCACAACGGAACCCTTCGGGAGGCCCGTCTGGACGGTCTTCTTGATCTTCTTCAACTCCTCGAAGATGACCTTACGGATGCGGGTCACCGGAGCCGAAGAGGCGGTCTTGATGGTAGGGCCCCAAGAGGCGATCAGGTCTTTCTCGTTCATGTCGGTCTCCTATAAAAAGGTGGCCCCGTCCCGTTCGTAGACGGGGCCGCCCGTAGTCCTACAGGCTGCTGCGGAGGTGGAACGTCAGGAGGATGTAGAGGAGCGGGAACACCGGGGCGTAGTACGCCTGCACCTCAGCAACCGTCGGGTCGTCCGAGGCTACGTTGGCCTTGATGTTCTGGTAGGCGCTGATGATCTGGGCGGCCACGAGGGCCTTCATCATCATCGCCAGCCGTCCCTCGATCTGGGACAGGATCCCCGGCAGGAACTTGATCCCGATGAAGCCCTCCAGGGTCTGCCTGGACTGGCGCTGCACCTCGTCGGCGATCTGAATGACCGTCGGGATCTTGGTCAGGATGTTGGCCATGTTGGTCGTCAGCCCGTGGCGTACCCGGAGGTACGGAGGCCGGTCTTCCATGACCGTGACACCCTTGGTTGCCACGATGTTCTGCTGCACGGCGTCCAGCTTGCGCCCGGTCTGCGTGAAGCCTACGAGGCGGCGTCCCGTCCACGGGGTCGCTACGTCCACGTTGGGGCTCACAACCGAACCGGCCAGGGCGGCTGCCACGTAGGTCCCGTCGATCAGATACTCCTTGGTGTTGTTGAACTGATCCTGAAGGGTCAGGACAACGATGTCCGGGTACACGATCCGCATACGGGTCGAGGCCAGCGTCCTCGCCATGTCCCCGACCTGCTCCGGGGTAGTCCCGGCGCTCACGCCCAAGATGCTCGTCCGCTCGCTGCGGTAGCGCACGCTGGACATGATCTCGTTGGAACGCTTGAGGATCTGGTACAGCGAGGTGCTGTCACCCCTGAGCGGGGTGATGATGTCCGGCAGGGCCTGACCTGGCAGGACGCCCTCCAGTTCCTCGATGGCGGCCACGTAGCTGGCGAGGCTGGCCTGCTCCGTGCCCTCTTCCTTCTGTACCTGCTTGACCCCTACGAGGACCGCCCCGTTGAGGATGGCCAGGTAGGCGGCGAGGCTGACCGGGTTGTCCGGCGTGGCCGCACCGTAGGCCGCCTCAATGCTGCTGATCTTCGTGTAGAAGGCCGTGTCGAAGCTGGGCTTCGTGTAGTTGTAGGTCACGTAGTACAGGTCGCCGATGGCGGGCTCTTGGCCGCCACGCTCGTAGGTCTTGGTCAGGCAGGTGTCGCCCGCCGTCACGCCGACCGTATTGTCCACCCGCAACTCCGTCCCAGGCAGGGCGTTGTGCGGGATGTTGGCGTCACAGGTGAAGGTCTTCGAGCACTCGATGCGGAACGTGGCAGCCGCCGTCGGGTAGCTGATCCAGGGTCCGTTCTGGTTGGTGCTCCAGCCCCTCGGGAGGATGGTGAAGGTGAGGCCCGTCACCTTGTCCCGGTAGGTCTGACCTACGATGCCGTCCTGTCCGACCCCATTGTTCAGGATCGAGTCATTGGCGGAACCCGAACCGTTGGGGTTCGAGGAAATCACGAAGTAGCCGTCGAGGGCTGCTTCGCCTACCGCTCCGGCACCCGATACCGCCCCAAGCCCCGTGTCGTACCGCAGGGCGTTGGCGATGCTCTGGAGGGTGTCCAGAACCTGAACCGTCGAGGAGGCTCCCAGGTTGCCCACGATGACCGGGGCGTCCTGCATGTAGAGGTACTCCTGACCGGCGGCGTCGATCTCCACAGAGGCCAAGGCCGAGGAACCGAACTCAGTCGCCAGACCGCCAGCCGTGAAGGCCATCCAATCGGCAAAGGAGCCCGTGTTGTAGTTGTTCATCAACGCACTGGCCACCAGACGGGCCGTCGGCTGCACCCGCAGGCTGACTGCGCCCGCCGTGAACCCGAGGGCGCTGTTGGCGCTCCCAGACCCGATGGTGATGCGGCTGGCACTATCGAACCGCTGGGAGGTGATGCGGATACCCGCACCTTCCTGCCGGACGAGGAAGTCGGCGAACACTGCGGGGGCGGCCCCGAACGGTGCGCCCGGTACTGCGGCGATGGCGTCGATGATCTGGTCGAGGATCGAGCCGTTGCTCGTTCCGCTTGCCGGACCCAGAGGCGTCGCCGTGCCCGCAGGGGTGGAGGTGAAGGCCGCCGTGACCGGCACACCGTCAACCTCAAAGCTGAACTCGTCGTTGGCGGCGATGGTCCCCGTCCCGTCGTACAACGTGACCAGGGGCTCACCGTTGGCGTCCATACCGCCCGAGAAGCCCATCGTGCCGACCGCCGTGGCGGCCCTGACGGTTGCCACGGCCCCTGCGGTGCCATAGTCGCCCGTGCTGATACCGGCCTTGGTGTTGCCGCTCTTGACCGTCAGGAGCGTCTGCTCCAGGACGTTGGCGGGGTGCATGCTGCCACCGTAGCCCGGAAGGATCCGGTTACGGAGGACCAGGCGGTCGTACAGCTTCTCCGGCCCTGCCACTTCGTAGGTCCGAGCGATGGGGCCGTGGACCAGGGTCGCCTGCCCGCCGAACACTGCGGCTGCCGTGTCCAAACCGGCCAGGACAGCGAAGTCCTCTGCGGCGGTGTCGGCATCCAGGAACTGAAGGAAGGCAACGCTGTCCGTACCAGCGGGCTGGATGCGGAACTCGAGCTTCGCGTCCGAGTTGGCGATGCACTCGATGTTGGCCCCGGCGAACGCTGCGGCGTAACCGGCGATGGCTGCGTCGATCTGCGTCTGCACCTGTGCGGCCAGGGCGTTCGGGGTGTCGTAGGTGCCCACGGCCAGGGTCAGCGTGCTGACTACCCCCAGACCGGACACGTCGCCCACGTAGCGGAACACAAGCTGATCGTGGCTGTCGGCTACGATCACGACCGGGCCGTCGAAGGCGGTCGCCGTCTGGAGGCTCGCCCTGTTCTCCGGCCTGAAGATCGTGTAGCGGTCGGTGATGATGGGCGGTGCGGACCAGTTGGCTGCCATGGTCGCTACGCCGGTGGTGCCGTTGTAGGCGGTGACCGCAAGGGCGTCGCCCGCCGCTGCGGCACCCATGCCCATGACCACCCGCCAGCCCACGTAGAAGTCGTCGATGTCAGACCGGGACAGCGGGTCAAGGGTTACGGAAGCCACCCCGCCACCGTCCGCCGTACCCGTGTGGCCTGCCGCGGCCTCGTTGATGGCGTCAGCGAAGAAGCTGATGTCCACGTTCGTCCCTGTGCCCGTCTTGACCGGCACGTCGGCGTCGTCCGTGGTGATGATGAACTCTTCGGAGGCCGTCACGTCGTAGGACTGGCCCACGGTGGCTCCGGTGCCACCCGTGTAATCGATCTCGTCGCTCAGGAGGCTGGCGAAGAAGCCCGAGTTCCAACCCGAGGGGTCCATCAGGTCCAGACCGGCACTGTTCGAGATGTCCGTGCTGCGGATCGCAACCCGGAAGAAGTCCGAGAAGGCCGGGATGAACTCGTAGGGGCCGTAGCCAGGTACGGTGTACTTGGCGGGACCAGCCACACGGCTACCGAACTCGACCGTGACGATCTCCTCGACCGGGCCTTCAAAGTCGTCGTCGGACACGCTCTCGTAGCGCAGGTCAGGCTTCAACTCGGAACCGGAGGGGAACTCGATGGTCACACCGATCAGGTTCGCACTCTTCGTCCCGGTGTTGAAGATGGGCCCGTACACGTCGTTGCTGCCGCTGTCTTCCACCGTGTAGGTGCCAGCCCCGGACAGGCCAGGGTTCAGACAGGTCAGGGTGTAGGTGTTGTCCGTAAGCTGGTTGTACCAGAACGTGGCGAACACCGTCGCCCCAACCGGCACACTCTCGTCCAGCGTGATGACGTTGCCCTCGACCTTCGTGACCTGGACGGGACCCCTGTCGAGGGCGTCCTGCATGTCGAAGCCCCAGTAGGCGGTTACCAGGTCGGGGCGGTTGGTCGGAAGGTCGATGCGCCCGTTGCTGACCGTCTGGAAGAGGCTCGTCCCGAGAGGCGTGTTCCTGCCGTTACCCGTCGTGGGGCTCAAGGGCAGGGTGAACTCCCGGACGCTTGCCACGGAGGAGCCGCCGCTCGAGGTTGTCACGGCGGTGCAGGCGGACATGAAGGTACGGTTGTCGATCAGGGTGCCGGTCACCTGGGTGTCGTCGAAACGCTCCGAACCCACCGAGTTGACGCCGCTCTCGACCGTAACCGCCGTTCCCCAGAGGATCTTGTCGTCCTGGAGAATGAAGTCGCTGGCCTGCGTGTAGCCCGAACCGTTCGGCACGTCGCCACACTGAGTGACGGCCTGGACATTGATGTTGGCCAGGTAGTCGAACGTGTCCTGCCATGCGTTGAAGTAGTACGTGATGGCCACAGTCGCCCCGGCGATGGGGGCCTGGGGCAGCGTCACGGCGCGGGTGGAACCGCTGACCGAGGTCGGGATCACCTGCGTGCCGTTGACCTTGACGGTGACGTGCGAGGGGTCGGTCGTCGTCACACCGCCGTTGGAGCCGTCCACGATGGGACCCTGGAAGGTGTAGAACGTGGCGACCCGTGCGTCCGCCTGCCCCGTCAGGAGCCCGAGGAGGGCGTTGGCCGTGCCCTCGTTGACTACGATGCTGTGGTCGGCGTTCAGGAGCAGGGCGCTCTGCCCAAAGTTGTTCGTGAACGTCGAGGCCGTCAGCGTGCCTACGTTGGCCGCCGTGATCGCCGCAGCGATCTGAGCCATCGTGTAGTCACTGCGGGGCGGGATGACGATGGGGTAGGTCGTGGAATCGATCACCAGGTTCAGGACGTTGTTGTTCTCCACGATCACAGCGCCGTTGGCGTCCGTGATGTCACCGTGGAGGTCAACCGTCTCTGCCACACCGCTGCCACCGCCCACGCTACCGGGCGAATCCGTGTCGTAGAGGCCAGACTGGCCCTGCACGACCGCCGGGTCGGGGTCCACCTGATCGGACAGGTCGTCCGTGATCAAGGTGTCTGTGCGGTTGTAGTAGTACGTGCAGAGGACCTGCTGACCAGGCTGTGGGGCCTGCGCCAACTGCACGATGCCGGTCGCTCCTGTCACTGCCCGGACAACGATGGGCTCGCCGTCCAGAGTCACGGTCACGTCGCCACGGCTGTTCGTCGTGGTGCCCGTACCGTCACCCGTCACGAGGGGGTAGTGTCGGACCTGGATCTTGTCCAGAACACCGTTGAAAGCGCCGAGCGTCACCTGTCCCGTCTGGGACACGCTGGCAACGGCCCGTCCGGTCATGTCCTCATCAACCCTGCGCTGGTCGATGGTGGACGAGGAGCCACGGACCACCTCCAGGTTCTCCTGGACGAGTAGTTCGCTGCCCTCTCCAATGAAGACCGGGATCTTCAGGGTCTGGAGGGCTGCACCCAGAGGATTCTCGAACTCTGTCTGGGTGAAAACACCAGGGGGAGCATAAGCGGATCCGGGGAAAGCCATGTAGCACCTCTCTTCAAGCCGCGGGAGCGGGTTCCAGTTCAACCACCGTGTCCGTTGGTTTCTCAGTCCACATTGACCAGCCCTCGAAGGGGCGGAACGTCAGCCCAAGTAAGTGGTCCGTCTGTCGTCCCGTCTGTCTAGCCCGTGCGTACCCGGGTCACCGCTCGTCGGTCGGTGGAGAGGAACTCTGCCTCCTCTCTTGTAGGCGCTTCATAGCCAGACTATTGATGGCCTGTGCCCTGTCGTGGACGCCCCGCTCCTCCGGCTTCAGAACGCCGTAGGACCCGTCGGGGTTCTTGGATAGGTCCTTCCCGTCCACGCCGGTCTCTTCCATGATCTCCCGCTTGTCCGCCACCCGCTTTTCGGCGACCTGCCAGCCCTGCTGTGCGGACTCGCCGATGGCCCGGTCGGCCACCGTATCGATCTCGGCGACCCCTGTATTCTGGGGTCCGGGGGTGCCGTCCATGCCAGGGTTGAACACACCGGAGACGTCCTCGGGCATCCAGCGGGGAGCCAATGTCCCACACTCGGGGCAAGGCTTCGGGGTGCTGTGCTCCTTGGACTTGGCGGACTCCTCAAAGCGGACGCCGCACTCACACTGAAATTCGAACCGGGGCATGGCTGCCTCCTCATATTCTTCGCATGGGGCGCTACATCCGGGCCGCATGTAGGCGTTCGGGTGCCACATCACCGGATGACCTCGTAGGTGTAGGACCTATCGCTGAAGAACGGATCACCGAACCGTTGCAGCCCCAAGTTCTCCACCATGCGGAGGTTATTGTTGAACGAGGCCACCTGGTCGTCCGTCATGGCGGCCACGGCCTGTGATTGCTCTAGTGTCATGAAGGAGGCTTGGCGGAGGAAGATGTTGAGGGGAACGTAGATCTCCCAGTTGGTCCGCACCGTCAGACTGAAGGTCGAGTTGTAGAAGTAGTCATCGGCGTTGTCGTCGTAGATCTCCTCCGACTCTCCGCCCAAGGACAGTTCCGTCATCTCCAGGCCTTCTGACGACATGGCAGCCCGTAGGACCCCCCACAGGTAGATCACGGTCATATCAGCGATCTGCTGCTGTGCGTATACGTCCCGGGACATCACCTCAAAGTCGAGGGTCAACTCCCACTGGCCACCGTAAGCCAAACAGGCGGGCCGCCTCATGTCCTGAATGACCACCGCCAACCTGTCCCCCACCTCGCTCCGTTCCCCGAACGCCAGGACGACGCCAGGGATGGCGGTGTTGTTGGCGAACATAGGGTGGAACTCATGAGGGCCTGTAGAGGCCGCAGCGTGCCTGTAGTCGGCGGTCAACGTCCGGCCACCTGTCAGGGCCTGCGCCAGGATGATCTCCCCTGTAGGCTTGCCTGCGGGGTCTAACGTCAGCGTGTAGTTCGTGCCCTCGACCAACTGATAGGCGGCGGGCATCTCAAACAGGCGGAGGGTGCCTGTCAGGGGCGCATTCTGGAGTTGCCCCGTGATGGTGTCGACCATCGTTACGGGTTCGGCGTACACGTCCAGGAGCGGGTCCACGTAGAACTCGTTGGCCCCTGTGATCTCCATGAAGTAGACGCCAGGGAGGGACGGGAACAGGCCGCCGTTCTTCTGAATGGCCAGGGAGTCCTCACGAACCCACTCAACTGAGAGGCCCGCATAGGCCCCGACCTTGGCCAGGTACGGGTAGGCGTTGATGACGCCGATGTAGTTGTCCGCTGACAGGTCCACCCTGTTGCCGCCGGACGTCTTGACGATGATCCCGTACTGAGGACGCTCCCGGAAGGAGTACTTCCCCTGGATGTGATCGACGATGTCCCGGTACTTGGGGTGACTGGCCCAGAAGCGGCGCATCTCAAGGACGAACCGCCTTTTCATCGCCTCGGTGAGGGCAAAATACATCAGGCAACCCCATAGGAGAAGAGCCGCCAGCCCCAACCTTGTTGTTGTGCAAAGGTTTCTCCAGCACGCAACTTCACTGCAATCCGACCGCTACCTTGAGCATCCCGTTCCACTATCTGTAAGGGCTTGATCTCCTCCAATACCTTGCTCCCATCCACGTACTCGACCAAAACATCCGGGATGTACCGATGGGTACTACCGTCCCACAAGTAAGGGATGGAACAAGGCTGCACCGAGTAACAGGCAACGCAAGGATCTGCATCAAACTCCTTGTACCGCCGAAGCTCCCAACCCGACATGTAATAAACCCGGCCTGCTTTCGGGGACTGGTAGTACCCCCTTGAATAGTAGCGCCCGGACTGGATCATTTTTGTCCGCACAATAGAACAACGTTCCCGAACTTCGGGCCTTCGCATGGCATCAGCCACGGCCTTCCTTTGCCGAACCCTTCGGGGATCATCGTAAGGAACCCCTACTGTCCATGCACACACCCGGGCTAGTGCAGCCCTCTTCTTGGCCGCTGTCTCAGGGGAATCCTTACGCCCGAGATGCGCCGCAGAAATCTTAGCCTTAGTGGCCTCATTCCAGGAACGTCCAGCCCGTGCTTCCGACTTGGTCCGCCAGCGAAGCCCACAGGCTCGAAAAGAAGCCCTCACGACGCTATATGGAACACCCCGCATCTCAGCAATCCGAGGCATCGAGAACTTCTGGTCAAAATACAGGTCTAACAGAACCTCTTTTGTGAGCAGTGCATGCTTGCGGGGCGGCATAAGAGCCTCCGGTGTATCTCCAGCTAACGGAAGGTATAGCCCCGTTACCGGGTTCGCCTCTGTCAGTTGGAAATACACGGCTTCTCCCTGTCCCCGTGGAACGCCTGGAAATCCTGTTCCATCTCTTCCGTCCACCTCGCCTTCGGGGGCGGCTTGGGCGGGTTCATCTTGTCCCCGTGGAACAACTCCAGGTCTCTCAGGGCGGCTTCGGGGTCGTAGAAGGGGTTGCTGCTCATCAGGTCACTCCGTCCAAGGCGTCGACCACGTCCTGCGCCGTGCCCTGCCCGTCTAGGGCCAGTTCGAAGGCTTCTACGACCTTGGGGGTCAGTCCAAGGTGGAAACGCAAGGTGTCCGCCTTGGCCTTGGGCTCAAGGTCTATCTGCCACAGTTCCATGATGGCGTGCCGGAGTTCCTCGTGGGTGGTGCTCATCTCAGTCCTCCTCGTGTTCCTGCATCGCCTGGATGAGCAGACCGTGGGCCACAGCGTTCAAGGGCTCGCCCGCCTGTCGGATCTCACTGACCTCGATGGGGAACCGCTTGCGCCGCTCATTGAAGACCTTGGTGAAGAACTCCATGAACCCACCAGCGAGGCTCGTCCCGCCGGACACGATCACGGGGATCGCACGGGGCAGGTCGAACTTGCCCTCAATGGACTTGAACCGGAGGCCGATCTGGTCCAGCACGTAGTCGATGTGGGCCCGGTAGTAGTGGGCGATGGCCTCTTCCAGCCTGTCCTGCGGCTTGGTCAGGTCGATCCCCTTCTCCTTGGCCGCACAGGCACGGGCCTGCGTCGCTCCTACGGACTTGGCGGCCCCACGGTCGATCCAGTCACCGCCACGGGCCACAGAGAAGATCAGGCCCTCGATGGTATTGATCGCCAGGGCGACGTTGGTCATGCCGCTCCCGAACGAAAGGGCCACGCCGGAGAACCCTTCCTTCGCCGTCTCGGCGAAGATGATCCCCATGCCTTCGTTGGCCGGGAAGGGCTTGTACCCGCACTCCGTCACGATGCGGCGGAACACCTCCCGGTGATAGATGATGTCCCTGTCCGGCTGGTCGATGGGCTCCGCAGGGACAGAGTAGTAGCACACCTCGTCCGGCACGGCAGGAGGTCCCAGGACCTCCTTGATGAGAAGGCCCAGCACGTCCAGGCTCTCGGACTCTGTCGCCGACACGATGCCAGCGGACAAAGGCCGACGGGCCTCCTGTCCGAACACGTTGGCCAGTTCCAAAGCAGCGTCGCCGAGGATCAGCACGTCGTCCTCACGCTCTACGAAGCTGGTGGCGGAGAGCTTGAGCATCTTCTTCGCCGACGTGGGCAGGTCCAGGAACACGTCCCGCATCCGCTTGGTCGTGATGCCCTTGTCGCCTCTGCGGGCGGACACGAGGTTCATGGTGCCGATGTCCAGGCCGATGCCCGGAATCACCGCTGTCTTCTTGGTATCGTCGCTCATGGAGTCTCCTTCTTCTGCTTACGGGCCGCCTTCAAGGCCGCTGCGGCGTCATCCACCCCACCGGATCCCTCTGACTCCGCCTCTTGTACTTCGACGGTGCCCTCTACGGCCCCTACTATGCCTTCCGGGATAAAGGCAATCTCGGGGGCATCTACCATTGTACCGGGGGACACACCTGGACGGACTCCTACAGTTCCCTGAAGGGCCTGCCGGATCTGTTGCATGGAATCATCCAGGGTGGCCTGCATCCGTTCCATGACATCCCCAGAGACCCGCTGGCCCACGAAGGGCATCAGCCGCTCCATCAGCTTGTCGGCGAGGGCGTCCTCATCGATCTCGTGCCCTTTGACGGTCACGATGGCCTTACGCTTCTTCGGGGGGGTGCCTCGGCCAGGTGGGGCGGAGGGGGCGTGTTGCCGTGTTTCTTGGCTTCGCTGGACGTAGAACACCTCTACGGCCTTGGCACCCTGCATGACCCGCAGATCCGTAGAGGCGCTCGCCGTCTCCACAGGGATGAACACCACCTCGCCTCTGACCATGTCGATGTCCAGGTCGGCGATCTTCACCGTCCTCGTCTTACATGTGATCCGGGCTTCTTTCATGACGTCGGGTCTCCTGCCCTCATGTAGTCCGCCACGGCGTCACGGAGGACCCTCATGCATTCCTCCTTGGATCGCCGGACGGCCCGCTGGGTGAAAGTGAACTTGGCGATCCCCGGGTGAACCCACGCATTCGTGAACTTCAGGGGTGCGGTGCGGAAAATGACGCCCCCTCCGGTCTGGATCGGGACCACCAAGGGACGTCTCGTCCCCTGTGACACCCTACCGCCCTTCTTCATCTTGGCGTCCCGCTCCGCCTGTGAGAGCTTGTACTTGGCCGGGTGAGCATCCTTGGCGTGCTGTGTGAGCCACGGCATGGGGTGTGCCGGGATGTCCTCGTTGGCCAGTTCAGCGACCCCGTAGAAGGTGCAAGTGATCTCCACCGTGCTACGGCCCTTGAGCTTGTACCCGAAGGAATCCTTGAGACGGCCACCTCCCGAGGGGTCCTTCTGCGACCAGCCCCGTTTCTGGAAGTCCTTGACCGCTTCCTCTGCAAACACCTTGGCCATGCACTTGCCGATGGTGTGGAGCATCTTGGAAGTGACCGGGATGTTGGCCATGCGGGACCATGGCTTCCCGTAGGTGCCCCTGACTCGTCCCTCTACTGTGGCTTTCATCTTGGCCATGGCACCCCCTTACTCGTTCTGGTTCTCCCAGACGGGGGTCCGGCCTCGCTGCTCCTTGCTCTTGTCCCAACCAGCCTTGTCCGTCTCCATCGGGATCTGGGCATCAGGGCCTTCGGGATAGGGCGGGGCGTCCGGTGCAGTGGAAGGTGGTGTGTAGCCCTCTCCGTCCACAGACAGGAACGGGTAGGGACGGAAGCCGTAGCGAGTCTCAGGCCACGTCAATGTATCGACGCCATCGATGGGCACCTTGTACTTGATGTCGCCCTCGTCGAGGTACCGGATATTGAAGTGCTGTTGGAGCAGGTTCCCTCTGTTCGTGGGGCGGCGGGACGGTCCGATGCTGTACCGCTCATTCGTCTGCTTGACGATGAAGTCCCGCTGGGTCACGACCGGGGACGGTCCCATGAACACTTCGTAGGTGTGCTCTACGTGCCTGCCCCTCTCAGACTGTGTGACCCGCCTCTCAGCGTCGTCCGGGGCGATGATGGTATCAAAGGGGCCCTCGTAGCCCCCAACGTAGCCTGTCCCGTAGCAAACCTCACAGCGGTTGGAGGGCTGCTGGCTGTAATCCCGTAGCTGCGGGTCGATGGTGCAGTCACAGGGCTCGCCGCTGGTCTTGCGGATGAAGATCTTCACCCGCTCCCCGCCTTGCTGGAGGATCCAGTGGTTCCGTCTGACAGCCTCCCGCCAGATATAGTCCATGCGTTCGACTTGGACGTTGTTGGCGGGCTCGCACTGCTCCAGGTCGGACTCAACGTAACCGCTGAGTGTGGTGGCATCCGTAGCGACCGTGGTCACCCGGTAGAAGATCTT